CTTACGAGAAGACTCTTCCAGTCAGAAACCAGAACTAATCGGCGAAGGCATAGAAGACTACATAGAGTACTTAAAAGAACACAGGTGTGACCACATTGGCATCGCCAGCGGTTTCCCCGTATTCGACAAGTCTATTGGCGGTGGACTTAGACGGAAGTGTGTGGACCTAGTGTCTGCCCGCCCCAAGGTTGGTAAGAGCGTATTTGGTGACAACGTGGCCCTCAATGTGGCTGGCGAAGGTATCCCCGTACTCATGATTGATACGGAAATGTCTAAAGAAGACCACATACAGCGAATCATCGCCAACATGACTGAAATCGATATCAATGAAATCGCCACCGGAGAAATCTTCGACGATCCAGAGAAGGTCGCAAAAGTAGAGGCAGCAGCACAAAAGATCAAAGACCTGCCCTACACATATATCACAGTTGCGGGAGCCCCTTTCGAGCAAATCATCAACAGTATCAAGCGGTGGATGTTGCAGACGGTAGGGACAGACGAAAACGGAAGAGCCAACGACTGCTTAGTTGTTTATGATTACCTCAAGCTTATGTCTTCCAGCTCTATCTCTAACAACCTACAGGAATACCAAGCCTTAGGGTTTCAGATCACACAGCTACACAACCTCGCTGTTAAGTACGACTTTGCTTGTCTGGCATTCGTCCAGCTAAACAGAGACGGGATCACCAAAGAAAGCACAGACGCCGTTAGTGGATCAGACAGGCTGATCTGGCTGTGTACTTCCTTTACAATATTCAAATTTAAGTCTCCAGAAGAAATAGTGGATGACGGAAAGAAAAACGGTAATCGTAAGCTGGTGCCCATTGTATGTAGACATGGGGCCGGTATGGACGATGGAAATTACATTAACATGCAGATGACTGGCGAATGCTCTGATTTGAAAGAGCTAAAAACGCGAGACATGTTGGCATACGAACGTGACGCTGGCGGAGAAATAGAGGGGTCGGAAATACCAATTGACTGATGAAAAATGTAGACAGTTCTTGGATAGGGTCGAAAGGCTAGATCCATACTGGCAAAAGTTCGAGTGGTACGACATAAAAGCCGACGACCCTGAGTTCCATAAAGAATTATTGAAATACAGAGACAAGTTGAATGATAGACCTGAAAAAACTTAAAGATATAGTCTATAGCAATCCAGAGCCGGTATTGGATCGGCTTGGAATAGAATATGAGATATTTGGAGACAACATATATTCAACGTGTCCCATTCACGATGGGAGTGATAACCCTCGCGCCTTCTCTCTAAGTTCTAAGATGAAGATGTGGAAGTGCTGGACGCACAACTGTCATGAAGAACACCGCGACATATTTGGTCTGGTATCGGGAACATTAGGCAAAAAGAGGGGGACCGAGGTAAGCTTTGGGCAGGCCCTGCATTTCTTATGTGAGACCTACAAGGTAGATGGGGAGTCGGCAGACATGTCGGCAGAAGAGGTATTCGAAGAGAGCCCTCTAACTAAAATGGTGAAGATCTTCCAAGCACCCAACTCCATTACCAATGCCGCCGTAGAGATCACCCAAGTCAAAGATGAGGTATCAGAGTATTTTATCAATAGAGGCTTTAGCAAGGAAACCCTTGAGCATTTCGACATTAAAGAATGCACTCAACGATCTGATGAACTGCGCCACCGCATTGTTATCCCCATCCACGACACAGTGGGCGCCCTCGTAGGCTATATCTACCGCGCCAACAAACGCTATATCGAACCCAAGTATTTATTCTCTAGCGGCTTTAAGAAAGCCAACTATCTATACAACTATCACAGGGCAATAGAGTCAGCCCAAAAATCCTCTTGCTTATTTATTGTCGAAGGGCAGGGGGACGTTTGGAAGCTATACGAGGCCGGAGTACATAACTGCGTTGGTTTGTTTGGCCTTTGTATATCCAAAACACAGAGAGAGCAGCTAATGAATAGTGGCGTCACAACGCTGATTATTCTAACAGACAACGATCAGTCTGGACGAGAGTCAAAGATCGCAATTCAGAGAGATATGAGCCGTTACTTTACGGTCCAGTTTCCACAGCTAATTAAAAAAGACATCGGCGAAATGAACGTCGACGCATTGCAAAACCAAATCTTATCACAAATCAAAGGAACGTATTGATGACCACGCGTATCATGGGACTTTCGGGCAAAAAACAATCAGGCAAGAGTACTTCGGCAAACCATCTCTGTGGAATTAAGTTAAAATCTAAGGGGTTGATCGATGACTTTCGATTGGCTGACGATGGTATGTTGCATGTTTTAACCAAGAATGCTGACGGGGTTCAGGCTTGGGGCGAGCTAGACATGACACGTACAGACGAAGACTTTGTGAGCAAGGCACAGCAAGACATTTGGCCCTACGTTAAGCTCTATAGTTTCGCAGACGCTTTAAAATCCATGTGTGTAAACCTATTGGAAATTCCCTACGAAACGATCTATGGGACTAACAAACAAAAGGACGAGCTAACTCACCTCCTGTGGGAAAATATGCCGGGAGTGATTACAGATGAAGAGCTGTGGAATCATATCCTAGAGCTATATCCAGAAGGACTAGAGCCGGTTGACTTGGTCTATCATGCAACGGGATATATGACCGGTCGAGAAGTTATGCAGTACTTTGGCACAGACGTTATGAGAGGCATCTATGGCCCCGTTTGGATCAATAACACGCTCAAGCGGATTGCCGCAGAGCAAACAGAGTTGGCCCTGATTACAGACATTAGGTTTCCCAATGAGTCAGACGGCGTAGTTAAGTTTGGTGGCGAAGTTATTCGTCTGCTGAGAGAGCTATCTCCTGACGACAGACACTCCAGCGAAACACAGCTCGACAGCGAAAACTACGACCATAACAAGTTTACATTCTTAATTAACAACACAGAGCAACCCATTGGTTTTTTACAGGGGCGACTAGATAAAATCTATATGGGAGAGATTAAAAAGGTGGAGTTTACAGGGTTTAAGACTAAGGAGCTATCTAATGCAGGAAATGCGCAAAACAAACAGGAAGTGGTCGACTGAGGACAGACAGTTTTTGACGGACAACTTTTCTAAGAAAGGAGTGCGGTTCTGTGCAGACCATTTTCAAGTAAAAGAAAACACGGTACGTGGAGTCGCCGACTATATGGGGCTAGGGCCTCCGGCTAAAGCAAAGGTGAGAAATAGAGCTTCGGAGAAAAAATGGTCAGATGAAGACAAACAGTTTCTGCGAGAAAACTACTCAAAAGGCGGCAACTACTGCGCAAGACATTTGGGACGTACCCAACTACACGTAAATGCGGCGGCTCATCGATTGGGTCTATCAACGCCACGTAAATCCACTCCCTATATTTATGGGGATATTTCAAGGGACCATTGGCTGAGAATACGTCGCGCAGCAAAATCCCGCAACCTACAGTTCGACATAGATCCTAAGGACATATGGGATATGTTTATAAGGCAGAATGAAAGATGTGCAATTTCTGGCATAGATATAGTTTTACCTGTTGCAAAAGCACGTTGGGGGGAGGACCGGGGAACCGCTTCTTTAGACAGGATAGATTCGTCTGCGGGGTATCTCTTACATAATTGTCAGTGGACCCACAAAACTGTAAACAAGATGAAGTTAACTATGTCAACTGAAGAGTTTGTTGGTTGGTGTGACTTAATTGTAAACAATAACAAGTAATTTGTAGTAGATAATGAAAGAAACTAGTGTATGTTAGTGACTTACCTCAGGAGCAGCTCCTATAACAACTATGACTTTTGCGAACTCCAGTACTTCATAACCTATGTCTTAGGTCATCGCTCTGATTCCGGCAAAAAGGCCGAACTGGGAACCATGGTCCACAAGGTAATGGAAGTGTTGGCGTCCCTCAAGAAGAACCAACAGGACAATCCGCGCAAAAAGTACTTAGACATTGTTGACGACGCCGTTGGGAAGGTTAGAATCCACAAGGACCGCCTAATGACCGACGACTTCGTAGAAGAGCTGGCGGAGCTAAGTCTAGAGTCCTACAAAAAAGACTCTAAACACAACTGGACAAAGGGTGACCGGAATAACGTCTCTAAGCTGTCATGGCAAGCCCTAAATCACAACAAGGGGCAGTTTGACCCCCGATTACGTGATATCTTGCACCCTGAACCCCATTTCGACATCCCCATTGAGGAAGACTGGGCTAAGTACGAGTTTGAAGACCCTAAGACCGGTGAAAAAACTATGGGGCAATTGGCAATAAAAGGCACAATTGACCTTGTCACCCACGCCGGAGATGGTATAATTGAGGTTATTGACTGGAAGACCGGTATGAGAAAAGACTGGGCAACAGGCGAAGTGAAGACCTACCAGAAGCTTCAGACAGACGCCCAACTCCTGCTCTATAATTATGCCATTTCGAAGTTATATCCAGAGTACGATCAGGCTATAATGACGATCTTCTTTGTTAAGGACGGCGGCCCCTTTAGCATGTTCTTCGATAACACAGACGAAGAGAAGTTCTTGGGAATGCTCAAGAATCGTTACCAAGAGATTCAAGCTAATAACAAACCAAAGCCGTTGAATGCGGCGCGGTCAGACTGGAAGTGTAGTCGGCTATGCCATTTCTACAAGAACAATTGGCCGGGAACAGACAAGCGTATGTGTAATCACGTAGAAGACACGTTGAAGTCCAAGGGGATGGATGCGGCGGTTAAAGAGCTTATACACGACGAACACTCAATTTCATACTACGAAGCTCCCGGCTAAACCCTATTAGTTGCGCTTTTTGAGTAATTTGGTGTATAATATGGTAGAGAACCAATTTCACTGCCTACGGAGACATAAAATGGACCGCGAAAAGAAGCTATTAAACCAAAAGTTTAACAATGGGACTGTCAGTCGATTTGTTGGAAGACATAAACACAGAGGGGATTTAGTATGGGAGTTAAAGTGTGACTGCGGCAATAGTTACGAAGCGACGACTACACAGTTAACTCAGTGTCTAAAAAAAAGCTGCGGCTGCCATAGAAAAAGAAATAGAGAAAAACAGACTCTAGGAGACAGATATGGTAAGCTGTGTGTGATTGCCGGAGAAAAATCAGAGGGACGTCATTTATATAGCAAACTCTTGTGTGATTGCGGGCAAGAGACGTACAGGGTGCTGTCTAATTTAAGGATAGAGGTGGAAAAGGGGCAAACGCCCAGTTGCGGCTGTAGCAGAAAAAGGCGGGGAAAAGATCATCCGCTATTTAGGGGTCATGAAGATATTTCACTGCGTTATTGGAACAGAACTAAGAATAATGCCAAAAATCGCAACATAGAGTTCGACGTTACAATAGAGCAGGCTTGGGAACAGTGGGAAAAACAGGATAAGAAGTGTGCCCTATCTGGACTAGAATTGATGTTTATGAGAAGCAAAGGAAACAATTCCACCGCTTCATTGGACAGGATTGATTCCTCTAAGGGTTATATTTTAGGCAACATACAGTGGTTGCACAAGGATATTAACAAGATGAAGTCCGATTTTACAGACGAGCGGTTCGTTGAGATTTGTCAGGCAGTATCTAGGAACAAAGAGGAAGACTGATGGTTTCTTACGAACTAGTTGGTAATGTCGCCCTATTTGACAATGCGCTTTGCTGTGTTGGCATTCTGTGTTCGATGTTTGCATTCTACATACTTTCTCAGGCCCATAGAGACTTTAGAAGAAGTAAGTGTCGCACGACAGCGTCGAAACTAGGGTGGCGCAGAGAAGCCATTGGCTTGGTCCGTTCGCACATTGCGTTGGATCAGATAGTTCATGGAACAGAGGAAGACCTCTACAAAGACTACTATCAGGGTCTGTTCAAAAGAATAAAGCAAGGCGAATACAGCAAAGAACTACAGGAAGAATTGCTCCACATGGACCAATATAAAATTGAGTGGCTTATACAGGAGTATAGGCACTATCGCACTATTAACGGAGTTGTAAAGGCGTGGAAAGAAAGTGCCATGCCAAACATCCCACTTTCAGAAAGCGAATATGACGATGACTGACATGTTGTTTATATTGATTAAGGTGTTTTTGGTATCGGCTGCTTATGGGTGCATAGTGTGGTACGCCTTCACATGCTCTCTTATGTATGATTTTAAACGCTTTAGAACGATCAACAGGTTAAACCTCACGCTAGAGGAATACAGGTGCGCTGCCGTCAATCTGGTGGCCCAACACTCACTACTACATGACGATGACGAAGAATATGGCGAATATTATGGAATGATGATTGACAAGGTGGAAACCCTTGCTACAATAGGCCAGATGCAGGCGCACGTAGAAGACCTGTTGGAGCTGGAGAAAGGTAAGGAAACATGGCTAAAGCGCCAAGGCGAAAAAGAATAGCCGTTAACGAAAGACTTAGCGATAAATTCATGTCGTTGTCGTCTTATATTAGGACCATAGACGCGTTGAATTGCTATAGGTTGTCATCCCCGCCTGTTGGCGCTATTTTGTCAGACATGGTTCGCCCACATAGGGCGTTACGGCTTCATCTAGACAATTGTCTTGAGCCCATACGCGCTAAAAAGGTTTTGAAACAACATTAAAGAGACAGCTTTATGGATAAAAACTATTTGTTACGCATGATAGAGACAGACCATATGGACGCACAATACTTGCACTCGTCATTTGCTATGGACATGATTGATGATATGCGACGCACAATGCCAGCCCAAAAATACTCAACGTTCGCGGGATTGGACGTTTGCCAATGGGGCAGGCATTTGGACAGGTATTTGCCCAGACACCTCGGCAAAGCCCTAAGGCAGAAAAAGCTTCAGAACCGTAATCATATCTCCGCTCTAAAAGGGGAAAAATGAGCAATCCCAACATCCAGTTTATCGTTCAAACGCCACTGATAAGTGGCTTATATCACGTGGATGAGAAATACTTTGAAAACGACGCTCTGTTCGACAAGGCAGACGAAGAGATTAGGATGAGTACTATTGGCTGGGCACTCCAAAAGGCTCTGCGCGACCATGTTTATCCTCCCAGTAGATTTTTCGAAGGTGATCGGAGACCACTATAACCTCGACGTAGATAGGTAATGTAAGATGATTGAAGTAGAGATTACAGACAAGATGAAAAGAGATGCGCAACGCAAGGCTAGAGAGATGGGGGTCATTAAGAACTCCATTGAAAAGGGTGGGGGGAGTATAGCGGGATTTTTAGGCGAATTCATCGCCAACGAGGTCATCGGGGGCAAGGTAGATAACACCTACGAATACGATATCGTGTATAATAATATAACATATGACGTTAAAACAAAGCGTTGTACAAGCCCTCCGCGAGACTATTACGACTGTTCTGTGGCTGATTTTAACACTAAGCAGAAGTGCGAAAGATACGTGTTCGTTCGTATAGAGAACAAGGGTGGCAAATGGGGGCGGGCATGGGTGCTTGGCTGGAAGGCAAAGTCTGAATATTATGCCAAATCCCGTAAAATGACCAAAGGAGAAGTAGACAAATCAAATGGCTTTATTGTTAAGGCCGACTGCCATAACCTAGCAATTAAAGAGCTAGAAGAATTTTGAGGTGAAATATGCAGAATCGACGTGACTTTATCCGATACGGCTTAAGTTTGTTTGGCGGAGTTTCCATGGCACACGGCAACTTAGATATTGCTTACGCTGGAGGATACGACCCCAAATTCACTGCCAATGACAATTCCGTCATCTTTTTGTGGCTTGGGGGCGGCGCATCTCACATTGAGACGTGGAACCCTATCCCCAATGCCCCTTCTGAGCGCAGATCGGTCACAGGACACGTTGATACGCCCGTTCCGGGTATGCAGTTGGGTGGGCTCTTTAAAGAGGTAGGGAAGCGCGCTAAGGACATCTGTGTGGTACACGGATTCTACCACAAGGACTCCAATCACTCTACGGCAACCAACTGGATGATGGGCGGCGAGAAAAATCAGGGCGGGTCTTCTCCAAACTACCCTAGTTACGGCAGCATGGCTGCAAAATGCTATGGGGCGACTATGCTTCCTCACAACATTCCAACCTATATAAAATTAGGTAAGATAGATGGGGACGGTTCTGCGTGGCTTAACAAGAAATACATGGGATACGAGGCAAACGCCCTCGGCATTCAAGACCTGAAGATGAAGTACCCCAAAGATAAGATGGATAGGCGATTTCAAATATTGAAAAGCCTACAGGGCGATGATGATCCAAACCACATGTATCAGGGGTGGCAAGAGCTGCAAGAGCAGGCATTCGCCGTTATCACTGGTAAGGCTGCTGAATCGTTTACCCTAGAGGGAGACAAAGAGTTCTCCAACTACAAAGACAACCAGCTTGGCAAAGACATGCTCACAGCTATGCGTGTGATCGAGAACGGGGCGCGGGTCGCTACCATCAACTTTGGTGGGTGGGATATGCACTCCAACATTCTGGGCGGACTTAACAGTCGTCAAACTGTACTTGATACCTACATTGGAAAACTCATGGACAGCCTGAAAAAGCGCGACCTATCTGAGCGGACCATGCTAGTGGTGGCCAGTGAGTTTGGACGCACACCCAAGATCAACCGTAATTCCGGAAGGGATCACTGGAGCAATTCCGTTCCCCTTATGATCTCCAACGCCAGTTACGACATGGGACGCGTCATTGGTAAAACCAACCCTAATGCAGAGTTCGCTGACGCGGGCCTGTGTACTCCCGGAGACTTGCGATGGACCGTATTGAACCACTTAGGCGTACACGCTAAGAATACGTGGATGAGCAATATTGGGCGCCCCATGCCCATTACTACCGGATCTGAGAAAAATATCCTAAAAGATATCAAATAGCCATTGACACGGTTTCACTTTATGTTATACTCTACTTATCAGACAACAAAACTTTGAGGACAAAACATGAGCTACGATAAAGAAGAAGATTTTATGGGGGAATGTATGGGAAGTGAAGATATGATCTTAGGCTATCCAAACCAGAGGGCACGCGCCAAGATATGTACTGCTCGCCTGTGCAACAGTCTACCCGACCGTATTAAGGCCGCCGATATCAGCCACACACATGAGAAGGTTGGTTTTGCAGAGCGGCTAACCGTAGGAAATTTCGTGCAACCACAGGCTGAAGACTATGTGGACTTCGCCGCTGGTAGAAGAATCAAGCGATATGAATACCGCGACCCTAAAACGGGCGAAGTGTTCTACTATGATCGAGTGGGATTTTACAAAAAGGATGGGCGGACGTTGATATTTGTCGCCTCTTCTGAAATTGTTGTTGACAGCCCGTTCCGAGTGGATGGGGGCTCTAGAGACTACGTCGTCTATGAAGTTCATGGGGGCGATTTTTTAAAGGTTAACAAAGACAATGTCTAAAGATACCAAAATTACTGTTGTGGTCGTGGCCGTATATGTGGCCGTGGCAGCGTTGGGAATACTTGCGTGCGACATTGGATATGGTGTGATAGGCTTTTTCTAATTAAAACGTTGTGGTGATGATACTGTTTGATATGATAATGGATAAGGTCGACCTAGATCTTGAACCCATCCCTTGGATAATACTTGTAATCGTTGTTTTACTCAGCTTGTCGTATGGCGGGCTGGCTTTTGTAGGGGCTATATAACATAGCCCACGTTTATCGGGGGGTAGCTCAGTTGGTAGAGCAGGAAGTCGCGCTTCCGGTCGATGGTTCGAGCCCATCTCCCCCGACTTAATAAGGAACAAAACGAGACACATCCAATCACAAGCTAAGAAAGAGGTATCCAAATGAAGTTTTTTGACATCACAGTAGTTATTCTACTGGTCGCCATAATAATTGGTAACATACAAGGGTGTACAAGACCCGCGTCTTCAGAAATGGAAGAAGAGGTCGCCGCAATAGAGCTGAACAGACGAGACAAGAGGATCAGAAGTACCCGCTTTACCCGAACGGTCATAACTAAGATGGACGATTGGAACCAAACTAAGGTATACGTGCTTCACGACAACGTAACCGGCAAAGACATTGCCATAGTAACGTCTAACGATGGCCCCGCTATCGCCGTCATAGGCGAGTCTGAGAACAAGCCTCAGGAATTTGTGCTGCCAGACGGTAAGCGTATGTTGCCAGAGGGGACATGTGCCGTCTGCAAAGGGGACGGCGTAGTTGACATTGGGCGTGACTACATGAAAGCATGTATTTATTGTGCCAAGCCTAAGTCTAAACCTAAGACAGAAGAGAAAAAGAAAGAGGTGGCCAAATGAAAAAAGGTTTCACAGTACTCGAAGTAATAGTGGTCATAGCCATTGTCCTAATTTTATGCGCCTTGCTTATTCCAGCCTTTTACGCGGCAAGCGAAGCGTCTGCTAACAACGCCGCAAAGGAAAAGCTATACGAAGAGACTGGCAACAGTCGGGTTCTAACGGTAGAAGTGTACGACGAACACGAATACATTATCTATAGTGCAAAACGCCATGAAGAGGGCGGTATTTGCCACAAGGCGGACTGTAAGAAGTGCGAGGGCAGATGACGTTAGTAAGAAAAAACGTTAAATTCCACACAAAGTAGTTGTATAAATCGTGTATGCAGACTATAATACAGTAGGCACAGTAATTGATGACACATATTACGATTTACTGATTGAAAAACATGAAGTGGTTTCCTCTCTGCAACTATACTCACTATAGCTTGCAAAAGGGCTATTCCAAGCCCGACACCCTAATAAAGAAATGCGTTAAAGAAGGCTACGGCGCCTGTGGGATAGCGGACTACAAGTCTATCTCCGGGGCCGTTTCATTCTTTAATGAGTGCGTTAAGAACGACGTACATCCAATCATTGGTTGTTCATTTGATACCTTCAAGCTGTTCGCTAAGAACAAAGAGGGGTGGCATGATCTAATCCGCATCACGTCTTCAATCGATTCAGACGGTAGCTATAGCGATGGTTTTGTTAAGGAGATATGTGCCAAGGGAAACCTGTTGTGCGTTAGCCTGTCATCCAAAGAGGCGCCCCTAAGTGGCCCCGACCTGTATTATCATTGCTTGGACACGGTTAGCTCTTACTACGTAGAAAAAGATGAGGCGGTCCTACATCGCGTCATGCTCTGTGCAAGCCTAAAGACAACGTTGAGTAAGGTAAAGAAAAAGGCGGGGTACGACACCGTCAAGATATTCTTCGAGCGTGATGACCTATGTGTGAAAGACGCGTCGCAGGTCAATCCGGACGGTGGAATACTAAACCAGATCAGGAGCAAGTGCGAAAGCTACAACATACTACGCAAGCCAATGCTGCCCCACTTCCCAACGCCCAATGGCGAGTCGGAAGAGGAATACCTATATGCTCTATGTCAAGAAGGATGGGAAGAGCTGCTTGTTAAAACTGGCAAGGTCTCCACAGAGGCCGACAAACAAATATACCAAGCGAGACTAGACAAAGAATTTGCCGTAATCAAAAGAGCCAACCTGTTTGGCTACTTCCTCATAGTTCAAGACATAATCAATTATGTAAATGGGCAGGGGTGGATGAGTGGGCCCGGACGTGGGTCAGCGGCAGGCTGTCTAATCTCTTACCTATCTAAAATTATTCAGGTCGACCCCATTGAATTCGACCTACTGTTTGAGCGTTTCTATAACGACGGACGAAACACAGAAGATCATATCTCACTGCCCGATATCGACATGGATATTCCGGGAAACAAGCGCGATGAAATCATTAGCTACATCAAAGACAAATACGGACACGGCAAAGTTAGTCAGATGATTACCTTTACCAGACTGCGTGGCAGGAGCGCCCTGAAGCAAGTGTTGCGAATCAATGAGTCGTGTGGGTTCTCAGAAATGAACGCCATGACCAAGCCTATTCCGGACGAAGCGGAAATCTCCGATCAGCTAGAGCTAATGGATGAAGACGAGCGGTCCATCATTATGTGGGCACTCATGTATCGTTCAAAAGACCTGATGGATTTTTGCCATCTGGATGAAGACGACAATCTGGTAGGAGACTACGCGGAGCAGTTCCGACAAGCTATCGAGATGGAAGGCACGTTCAACGCACAAAGTAAGCATGCCGCTGGTGTGGTGATCTCTTCGGAAGAGCTGAGTAACGTGTGCCCCATGGTCAATCAGGCGTCTAGTCTTGAGAAGATCGCGGGCTTGGAAATGAACGACCTAGAAATGCTGGGACATGTCAAGTTCGACGTGTTGGCCTTAAAGCTTTTGGATAAGCTAATGCAGATTCAAGACAGGGTAAAAGAGCGATATGCACAAAACACA